CTTTCTGGAAGCCTCGCCCATCCGCACGCAAGAGCATGTCGCCTTCTCTAATGTCTTTGATAGGTTTCCAGCCAACTGACGTGAAAACTTTTTGATCCGGCGGGAAACAACCGAGCGTGTACAAACCGTCCTCGAACTTATAGAACACTCCCGGGAAGGCTCGCGTGGCCCCAACCGGGACCTCCTCGACCTCCCATTTCTCCTTTCCGTCCAATATCGCCTGGGCCCGTTCCGTATCCCAGCCCGCCTTCCTAAGTTCAGCCCTGACGTAGGAAGGCCACTTGTCCCACCACTCCAAGACTGTCTTTGGCCAGTCAGGCGGAAAGGGGGTTCGCCCTTCTACGTCCATCCATTCCTGGGGGATCACCGCTGCCTTAGGAGTCGCGAACAGGTTGCCGGGACGTACCACGATCCTTGTCTTGCCCTGGATAGTGGTCCTGACTTTTCGTGGCAGGATCTTGCCAGTTTTGAGGTCTATCTTCCACGCTTTCTGATCCTTATGGAGAGCCTTGAGTTGCGTCAGCGTCACGATGGGGATCTTGATCGCCCCTTCTACGTTCGCGTTCACAGTCCAGCCTTCCGCGACGTCGTTCAAAGCAAAGCGGAAGTCCCAGTGATTACTCCGACCTCTGGCATGAGATTGTACGATAAACCGCTTAACCTCATTAGGTTTCGGGGGATACTCAATTGACGGTCCCTTTTGCTTTTCGATCATAACTCCCACTTCCTCCACGCCAAAGGCTGAAAGTCTTTCGGATCAAGCTTATAGGCACGCAAAGCGGCTTCCACACTCCCGACCGGCGAACCCGGTTCCTTGGGGTTCGGGGACAAAGGATGCTGCCAGGAGATGTGCCATTTCCGATCCTTGCCTTTGAATGGCCTCAGCTCCGCAGGCCGCACCGTGATCACCAGGCCCTTCTTGAGCCAGGACGGGTCCTCCACCTTGCAAGCGTACGTGTTGCCATACGCCAGCTCGCCGGCCTTGCGCTCCGGCCAGCCCGAAAGCATCGTCCAGTATTTGGGATCGTCCGTCCCCTTCCACGTTTGCTTTTCCTCATCCCAATCCAGCTTGAGGTCGGACTCAGAAAGCTCGTGGTCCCCTTCCAGCGGGAGCCACAGGTTCGGATCTTCCTCGCTCCGGAGCGCGCACCGGAAGATGTATGTGTTCGACTTTTCCAGCAACTTGGGAAGCTCTTTGAAAGCCTGTTCTCTGGTCCAGTGGACATGCGGAGGCTTGCCCGCCGGGACCTTCCTCCAACCGATGGCCAACGTGTCGAGCTCCGGAACCGTTTTGTACTTCACAACTCCGCCCAAAACTCCAGTGTCGTACTTGAAAGACAAGAACTTGAGCATCGCTCCTTCGGAGTTGCATTGCCGCTGCGAATCGGCCCACTTGAGCGCCGCCATAAGACCCTGCTTCCCGGTCGCCACTTTAGTGGGCATGACCGCGAGCTTGAGCTTGCCGGCTACTATGCCGTCACCGATCAACTTGCGCAGGAGTTTCAGTCGCTCGAGGTAAGGAAGGCCGCAAACGTTCTTCCCGTCGAGCCACAGGATGTCGTGCGCCCAGAACGTGACCGGTTCATCGTGCGGCTCCTTCGCGGACCCGATCCAGGCCATCTCCCACCGGTTCTGGGGCCGTCTCCATTCCGGATCTTTGTAGGCCATCGCCTCCACGTCAAGGATGCATTCGCGGCAAGGGAGTTTCTCAATTAACTTGGGGAAGTCAGGAAAGGCAGCCGAGCGTTCAAGACCCTTTTCGGTGAACACTGCGAACTCCGACCCCTTCTTATGGATGTGAACTCGGAATCCATCAGCTTTGGGCTGCACACAGATCTTTTCGCCACGCTCGACAGCCCGCCTGGCCCATTTCTCCCAAAGTTCCGCTTCTTCACCTCCATAGAACTCTCCAGCGGTTTTGTAGTGAGCCACCGGCTCCAGCGGCTTGATTTTGGAGATGTCCTCCTGCACGGCCGCCTTGTAGAACCGCTCAGCGAACCCGGGCTCCGGCAATGACCGGACCTCAAACTCCGGATTCTTAACCGCAACTAGAGTATAAAGGGGCAGGTAGGCCCAGGTCGGTCCCTGGGGCTCGAGGGAGAATTGCACGGGCAGACCCTCGCCTATCGCTTCTTTCAAGGCTCGTTCCAGCTTGAGGAGCGAACCGGACGGAGCATCCAGCCGAAGGACAATGTCAATGTCATGCGGCTTGCGGTTCTTTCCGTAAATGGCGGACCCGGTTAAAGAAGCCCAATCAGGTACAACTACAAAAGCATCAGGCAGCTTTTCAAACATCTCTCTTAGCTTGGCCTCGCCCAGCCCGTCTTTGGCAATGGCCTGGCCAGCGCGAAGGATATCGGGCGAAGGCGAGATCGGCTCCGGGAGTTCATCGAGCTTGAACCAGCCGACTTCCTCGGCCTCGACCAAAGGCTCGCCCTTGCCTTTGATCCAGCGCATCGGGACCAAGTACAATCGCACTCCTTCAACCGTGATCTCCCGCCAAGGCTCCTCCATCACGGGATCGGCTAGCACGCCAGTCTCCTCCTGGACTTCCTCCAGAGCCGCGGTCACAGGATCGCGGCCCGAGAGGAAACCTCCAGGCGGGCTCCAAACGCGGGGCTCGTTCTTGCGCTTGATCAAGAGGATCTCGCCATTGCGGTAGACAAGGCCCAGGGCGGCTTGCCTGGCTTTCTCCTGGGGTTCGGTCTTGAGGTAGCCCTTCTCCTTGGCTTCCTTGTAGCACCTCCACCAGTTCGTCTTCCACTTGGGATCGCCGGCCGGAGGCTCGGGAAAGTACGCCGGATTGACCTTCGCCCTCAACGTGTCCACGATCGCGCCAAAGTATCGGAGAACGTCCTCTAAGGTCCAGTCGCCCCATTTGAGACCCCTCTTGAGGCGGTCGTAACCCACACTGAGGTAACGTAAATCAGCCTGCAACTCCGCGCGCCTGGCCTTGGGATGCTCCAGGTCGTAGTCCACGCCCTCGGCTCTGAACCGCCTCAGCTCAAGCTTCTCAATCGGCTCGACTTTCACAAGTTTGTCGCGACTAGGAAGGACAACCTCCTTGAGGAAAGTCTGGGTCCCCGGCGGCACGTCGTACTCGATCGGGCTGGGATAAGCGTAAATCTCGTCAACCAGATAAAGCCAGAGCTTCCTCTTCCCGGGCCACCAGACGACTCTCTCCTCTTGCGAGACTCTATGAAGATCGTAAGTCTTCCGGAATTCCTCGAGCGAAAGAGCCTTGGGAGCCTTGAATCTCGCCACCCCGAGCAGCCTCTGATCTTCCAGGATGGCGAGCCACTCGCCCGCCATTTTGAACTTGCGCGCCTTGACCACGGCTCGCTTCTCGCCCGTGGCCAGCAGCGTGCCGTGCGGCGCTACCAGGTACAGTCCGCGGACCTTCTCCGGTATCCTAGCCATCGGGGAAAGGCTAAGTCATGAAGGTGGTGAAGGCAAGTTTTTTTAGAACCCAGCTCCGAAAGCCTTCGCGTTCCGACACCGACTCAAGATAACCCCGGGCCGTCTCCGGCAAGTCGGGTGGGAAGCACATCGGCCAATCATAGAGCATCCGCTCGCCAAGGACAACCTTTCGGATCAAACTTATCCAAGAACCGAGCGATGGCCTCCTCAATGCGCTGTGCACTGGTCCCGAATGATAGCGGGATAGTCTTGTCCAAGCAAAGCCCCAGGGCGTAGACCCACACTAGCCACCTCTCCAACTGCGCCTTTTCAGGGAGTGCTCGACACTCCTCCCAATGTTCAAGGTCCAGACCGGCCGCCCAACTGAAAGGCGTGGGATGCCCATTCTGCCTTGCTTGGCGATAACGCTCCCAGAACTCTTCACGAAGTTGTTCAAACCTCTCGGCCCATTCACGCTCTTCCTTCGTCACAACAGCCTCCTCAGCACTTTATGGATGCGTCCCGGCCTAGGGTCCCCACCTACGCGATTTTGCAGGCTGCCGTGCTTTCACACAGCCCTAGGACGCTTTCCGGCGCACCGCATCCCTCGCGGCTCAGCCGGGGTCTTTCACCCGGCTGGGCCGGTACCATCGGACCAGCGCTGGTGCTTCTCGCGCTTGCTGCTCCTCCTGCAATGGCAGGTGAGTCTTCGGCCCCCGGGGCCGGATTTGAACCGGCTTCGGGCCTGTTTAATCGGGCTAACCGCAAGTGACAGTGGGCTTCACTCCCCAGCCGAGCTTATTCCACCCTCAGCGGTAAACCCGTGCCCTGTAGCTGGATCAGCGTGTTCCCACCACGCCGCCCGGGGCCAGAACGCTCGCTGATTATACACCGGAATCCCATTCAACCCAAAGGCTTACGCTCAAGCTCCTCGGTCAGCTCAAGCACAAATTCCATCAGCTTACTCGCGGCCTCGAGTTTCTCCTCGTTCATTTTGACAAATCCTTCGTAACCCAGCCTGAGAGATAACGATGACGCCGCGATGATGTAAAGTTTCTGGAAATCGGTCCCGCTCACTTGGACCGCCATGGCGGCGTTGTAGAACACCAGGTCCGCCTCCTGCGAAATCTCCCTCAAGCGCTCGGCGGCTTCGCGGAAGCCGAGCTCGCCTTGAGAAACTTGCTTCCCTACGGTGGAAAACTCTTGGAGACAGCCGGCCATCCGGAGGAGATACAGATCCAGGCTGGAGCCTAAGCAAATAGCGCCTAAGGCCAGCACCGCACACGCAATACCAAGCAACCTCTTCATGACGCCTCCTTTCCGTTTCGGCAGTTATATTATACGACGCATCATCTCAATTGTCAAGCCCCTCACCGCACAGGAGCAGGGATCAGATTGATAGAACATCTACATAAGGGGTGCAATGGCGGAGAAATCACTCCACCTGGGAAGGTTTCATCTAACTTGACTCGTACTCCATCTAATTGACTACATCGAATACATGTTCTTTCATCGAACGCCGTTACCCACTCCTTCTCAGACTCCTTTCCGATCAGCTTTGCTCTTACCGCCCGATTCCAAGACTCCAGCCGCCCGTGGTTCTCCGCTGCAATCAGCTCCGTTCTAGCTATCGTCTCGGCCCTCTCCCGGATGTACCTGTTCGCCAGCCTCTGCGTCAATTCCCTCGCCCTCTTCTGCATGACTCCTTGATCCAGAAGCTTGGAGTAGTACCGTTCGATGGCTCGCATCTGACGCGCATTAGGCCCGATCATCGACCTGATGCGCCGGGCCGCCACGAGCGGATTCTCGACTCGCTCCAAAGCCTGATCTAGAGCGACTTTGATGCCCTCGATCGTCTCGGAAGACAAGTCCTTCACCCGACTGAGTCCGTATTTCTTTAGCCAAGCGCGGACCCAAGAATCCCCAGGAACCAAGCGCCGATCCCAGCCCCAGTAAATGACCTCTCGGTTGGCGTGGTGGATGAAATGAGGGTTGAAGACCTTCCAAGCTCCGAGCAGCGCGGCGTTGACAATACCTGCCTTCTTTAGATCCCGGATGAAGGCGTCGGGTTTTTCCTCCTCTAAAGCCTCCCTAAGATCCTTGCTTTTGACCTTGCGCTGGATTTCTTCAAAGGCATCGATGAAAGCTTCACGCGCCTTTTTGACCGAAACCCTCTCGCCCTTCGCTTTAAATAGGCCCTCCGCTCTCGGGTGGGGCGCTTTACAGGAGGAAAGGAGGCTGGAGCGGAGGGCCATCTTCACGCCTCCGTCTTCTTTGCCGGGAGTCCCACCTGCGCCCTTAAGGCATTCTCCAAATCCTCATCCGGGAATAGCTCAGCACCCGCTCTACTCAAGGCGTCGATCAGCTTAGTCACCTCGTCAAGATCGGGCACGCGCGGAAGCCGGGCCACCAGCTTGGGCGGATTGTCGATGCCGAATTCGTTAAACTCAAACAACTGACGAACCGCCTTGGCGTTGATTGTGTCCGCGATGGAGTCCAGCCAAGCTATGAGCGCAGTCTCGAATACAGTTCGCTTCTCCCGAGCCAAAGCGTAGGAGCCCTTGCTCTCCAAGCCAAGCAAAACGAAATCTGCCAAGACAGTTTGCGCTATGGCGTGATCGTATCGCTGGATGATCTCCGAAGTTTCGAATTGTTTGCTCCCCGCAGATGAGATAAGCTCCAACCGCATGAGCTCCCTAGGACCCCCTTCAGCGTACGGATCCATCGGCAAGAGCAAGCCCGCTTCCTCATCTTGGCGGATGTTCTCAACCAAGTCTTGCAACCAAGCCCTGTCCTTCTCTTTGTCAGGGTCGGTCAAGTAATCATAAGGCACATACAGGACCGGCAGTCCCGCGAGATCCCTCTCCGCTCCTATTCCTTCCAGAATCTGCAAATTTTTCTTAAAATACCATGACAAGTAGCAATTTCGAAGTATACTGCGGCCCTCCGGATTTCCTTTATGTGCCTCAGTTCTAAACAAAAGGAACTTATCTGCTGGGATGTACCGCTGCTTGTAATCGGGCGGAGCTACTTGCCATAGTCCCCTGAGGTGCCCAGAGGAATCCATGTCCCACCTGTCGATCGTTTCCTGCGCCCGGATAGAAAAGTCTCGCCATCCTATTCGTTTATCGCTGTATTTGGAACGACCCGACGGAGGAGCATCCGGGCCTTCCCGAACCTTCCACAAGATCTCAAATACCGCGAACCCATAGACGAGGAAACTCTGAACCTCAGAAATGAATTCGGTCCATGGAGTCTCCATGTCATACATGCACTGCTCAAGGAAATCAGCAGCTTCCCTATCCGTCCTGGAGTCTCCGCCCGGTTCGACGGACCACTGGGCGCCCCTGAGGATGTGGGAAATGGCAAAGAGAATGGAGCCGACAGTCGAGTCGTTGTCCCGCATCTCGCGCCAGACCTTCCGGCCCTTCTTTCCTTGGAGCTCGGAAAGCCACTCCTCGCGCAAGATACCGGACCAGATCGAAAGACCTGGCACTCCTAGAGTCTTGAAATCTGGCTCCTTCTTCTCTGCCATCACACACCCTTCGCTGCCGCCAGCGAACTCCTCAGGAAGTCTTTGATCAGTTCAAATGCCTGCGACTCGGTGAAGCCTGCGTCCTTCAAGGCGTCAAAGAGACAGCGAAGCAAACGGGCGAACTTGCCCAGGTTCTCCTCAAACTCGGTCCCTTCGCCAAATGGCCACATTTGCTCATCCATCGTGTTCTCCTCCTTGCACTTGGATCTGCCGTTCTGCTCCCATCCCTCGGGCTTCGGAGATAAAATTTTCGATAAGATCAAGAGCTTCCGGGGACTTGCACAAATGCGTTTGATAAAGGTTGAAGATTCTGACTGCTCTGTCCCCGTCTATCGCGATCAGTTGCAACACCGGTCCTTTTTCGGTATCGTCTCGCACAACTACAATCGGCCCTGCCTTCGCTGCTTGCTGGCTCATCTTCTTTCACCATCCCAAATAGTAACCCTTTTGTTTAGACTAGCAAGCCATTTAGCCTCGGCATTCCTGAGCCTTCGCCGGTACCAGCTAGTCACGATACGGCTTATGAACTCCAGAGGATAGAACACCAAGTGATCAATCATCCTTTTCTCCTAAACCCGAGCTTCGCGAGAAGCTCCTCCAGCTTCCCCTTCTCTTCATCAGTGAGCCGCGCTTCGCCGCCTTCCGCGATGTATGTCTCGAATATCGCGTTGACGGTTTCTCCCAAAGGATGGCGACCTTCCGGCGATTCGCGCTTGAAAAACAAGGGTTCGTGCCATACCTCTTCCCAGTGAGGTAAAAGTTCTATGTCCTTCGCGACCGTCTGTAGACACGCCTCCAATTCTTTGCCAAACTCCTCCCTCGCCTTAGCGTAAGCAGTAAACCTCGCCTGCATCCGCTCCCACGCAGTTCTGAGATCCCTCATCGGCCATCCTCCTTAAGAAGATCGATCCGTTGCCTCTCTGGCACAAAGTATCGCTCACAATATGGACAATATGCATAGCTCGCTAGACTTGCTATAACAATCATGACCCGTCCGCAGTGAGGACATCGGTAGTTGCCTTTCAGCTCTGCTTCGACCCAGTCATCCACTCTGACGTCAAAAATTTCTTCCTTCATCTTTTGCATCTTCACTCTCCTATGTCTTCCAGTTTCTTAGTCCGACCGCGATGCCTAGCTCTTCGCGCAGAAGCTGTACCCATCTTCCATAGCAATGAGAGCATAAGTGTACGATAGTGCCACCTTCGATCTTGCTCAAATCACCAAGCTTTCCATGACCATAATGATATATGTGTACTGCGTAAGCTTGTTCTTCCGGTTCTAGGGTCTTCTCGCATCCATCGCACTTGTAGACTATCATTTCTCACCTCCTAAACGTATGGTCCTAGATGTACTCTGACCGGGAACATGGACAGCGCGTCCCCAGCCTCCGACAGGATAAAGGCTACCACCTTCGCAACTTGCTCAGGTTGCATTATCTTGGACTGGTCCTCCTCGGGCGCTATCTTGCGCCTTAAAGGCGTAGCCACTCGCCCAGGACAAAGATTGTAGATCCGAATCCCGTATTCGATAAGCTCCTCAGCAGCAGATAGCACGAGAGAATTCAAAGCGGCCTTTGAAGCCGCATAAGCGGCCAAGCCCGGCGAAGCTCTCAAGCTTGTAGAAGACGAGAACATGATTATCTTCCCTCCTTGCGGGAGGATCTTCCTAGCGTGCCTAAGCAGAAGATAAGGACCCCAAAAATTGATCGAGAAAGTTCTAAGCGCTTGTTCCTTGCTCACCTCCTCGAGTTTGCCAGGGTACACCACCCCAGCTGTCCAGATAGCCGCTTCGAAAGGCTCCACTGGATCCTCGAACGAAGCAAGGAGAATGTCCGTTTGAACCGGATCGCTGAAATCGCACCAGAAAACCTTTGCTCCATGAAACTTTTCCAATTCGATCGCTTGCGGTGCATTCGCATTGTAGGTCGTGACGACCTTATCTCCCCTGCTTGCAAGCTCTTTCACTACCGCGCTTCCTATCCCTCCGCACCCGATCACCAGGACCTTCATTTCTTTATCCCGCCTTTCGGTCCCGCAACCGCGTCAGTTCCTTAGCCGCGACCTCGCCTGAGCGGCCCCGGAACTCCGATGGAAGTACACTCTCCATGAACTCCTCCACGCCAGTTCCTAGCTCGCCCGTTTCCCAAACTCCCCTGACCAGGTCGATCAGCTCCTCCTCTGAGTTGGCGTGCCATCCCAAGCCTCGCTCGTAGATCATAGCCTCGAATGAGCCAGGCCACTTTTTCAGGACAGCTTCCTTGACGAGCCAGTCCGGGAAAACGACCGGAATGCCAAAGGCCCAGGCCTCGTAAAGCGTGGAGCCAGCATCTGCTATCACGACCGCTGCCTGGGGCAAGATGTCCCTGAACAGCCGCTTGGAACCGACAGGGTGGGAGACGATTTCCAAAGGGAATTCTTTCCTTAACCGGTTCAGCAGTGCCTCTGAGAACCTGCCCTCTGTGGTAACTTCGGAGGTTGCTTTGTGAGTCGGGGCCCAGACCAGGAACTCCCGCGGCCTTTCAAGATCCCAAACAGGGTCGAGAAAAGGGTATCCTATCACCGAGATCGCATCCGGCGACATGCCTTGGCCCATGAGCTTCTCTTTCCATGCCGGGCCCGAGACCAGAACGTGGCCATAGCCCGACATCTTGTCCGCGTTCCGCCAATTCTTGTCCGCCAAGCCATGGGACATGAAAACGTCGGCCTTCGGAAAAACTTCCCACGATAGCGACGCGTTTAAGGCAGCGGAAGAAGTTTCGTGAGCGATCTCGCCTCCTTCCAAGTGCTTAAGGATCGGCTCGACATGAGCCCGATCTACGATCTCGTAATTGCCCCTCCTCACGAGAAAGCGGATCTTAGCTGTTCCCGGCTTCGTCATCACTACCACCTGCATCATCGATAACGTAGCACTCGAACTTGTAACCAGATCCGTCCCACACGAAAAGCCCGAGTTCGCCATTGACGGCATGAAATAGCGGCGATGGAGGATCTTCTCGCCACCCGAACAGCGTGGTCAACTTCCGGCATGCTCGCCTAACCTCCAGGGCGGCCCGAACGCCACCGCATCGCCTGATCTCTTCACTACTGAGCATCTCTCGAAGCTCCCGTCGGATCTGGAAGAGATACAAAACGATGCTGGAGAGTCACGTAGCCTTCCGCGATGAGTTGGAGTAACGCGAACGCTACAGCTGCTTTGACGTATTCTTTAGGAAAGGAAGTCTTCTCAAGCATTTGATCTATCGCTATGTCTAGCAATCGCGTATATCGTATTCGAGGCCGCGCCTGGACCAATTCTTGGAGGCAACTCAGCGCTTCTCTCAGAAGTTCTACAGCCTGAGCTTCACTTAACTCTCGCACTTCTGCGAAAAACTTGCCCATTCTTCCCTCCTCGTATCTCATTTTGTTCACCTCCTTTTCCACATACTGCGTCTCTCAATCCCGATCGGCAAAGGTACCTCCTCCCTCGGCCGCTCCACCGCCGCGTAGGCCAGCGCCACCGCGTCGCCCCAATCTGACGAAGGGACACCTCTCTTCCTCATTTGCTCTTTTGACTCCAACTTGATTCTCCCGGCTGATGTGTAGCTGTACTTTCGGCCAGTCAGATCTCGCACCACGTTCCGATCCTTGAACACCGGACCCCAAGCCTCTCCCTTTTGCAGCATCTCGGCCAAGTTCCACCACATCTCCGCCGACTTGTTTTCGAACCGCTCCCTTTCTATCGGCCTTCCCCCGAACTCCACTCCCACGACGGGATAGCCTTGCTCCTTCAACCGATCCATTACTCCTGCGCCGACTCCGGTGACGTCAACCTTGATCAACTCGGCTTTGGCCTTGCGCGCGAAAGCTATCAAACGGCCCGCTGTCTCCATCGTGCTTCCCGGCGGACACTCTTGCAGCGCGAACGCGCAGCCTCCCTTGCGCGCCACGAACACGGTGTGATCGCCACCATAACGGGCTATGTCTGCGCCCACTTCCACTCTCCCTTCTCCGGGCTCGCTCCTCAGTCCCGCCTTTTCCACCCAGGACAGCGCAACTAAGACATCTTCACTCCGTTCTGCGAATTCGCCCAGGACCCACACCTTCCATTCCCAGGAGTCCTCGCCGTATCTCTGTCTGATCTCCTCCACGTCTTCTTTGGTCACAAGGCCGGGGACCGCTATCTTTCCCTCCACCACATTGGGGCACTCCAAAGCGGAGATGCTCATCTTGGAAAATCGTGAATCGCGGAACGCCTCGTAGAAAGGCCCCTCCGGGACCGTGGGGTTTCCAATCATGAGAAGGTAGGAGAACTGCCCTCGGAGAAGGGTCTGCAATGCAGTCCACACGTCCCACGAAAGCCCTTGAGCCTCGTCAACCACAACCAGAACATGCTCAGCATGCAGCCCTTGCAAGTTCGCAGTCGCCCAATCGGGAACCGCGATTCCAGTAACAAGCACGTTAGGGTCAGGTCGCCACGTGGTCTGGAGCGGCTCTTCCCCGAGCCTGTAGCCCCGGTTAAGCGCTGCCCGCCAGGTCTTCCGGATCTCCCGCCAGATGATGTCACGAACTTGTCTGAACGTGGGCGCGGTAGTGACCACGACCGCGGGCCGGAAGTGGGTGGCGAACAAAACGACCGCTTGCGCAGCCGTCCACGATTTGCCAACGGCGTTCGCAGACCTGACTACAAGACGGCGGGAACGGAATAACTCTCTTAGAATCTCCTCTTGGCGTGACCATGGTCGGGAACCGGTCACTTTGCGAATCCAGCTGGCTGGATCCACAAGATCCAGCGCAGGATGGTCAACAGTAAGAATTCCCATTCTCACTCTCCGCAATCGTACCCGGCCCATTTGACCCACTCGCGTGAAGTGGGTTTCCGGTTAGTCTCTTCCTTGTCTTCATCGATCGCTCGGTCAAGTGACTTCTTCTTTTCCATCGTCCTCTTTACCATTCTGTCTTGACCGCCACAGGCCATCCCCACTCTTGCAGCCACGTCTCAAGGTAGCCCCGCAAGGCGTCCGCTCTATCAGGTGAAGCTTCCTCAACATAGGCTACGTACACGGCCC